TGCTTCCATAGGAATGCGTTCAGTGAGTAAGTTCTTTGGAAAGAAATAATAATGTGATAAAAATGCCACAGTTAAGTGAAACTGACAGGCAGTTTATTGTATTAGAAAAACAACAAGAGTTAATACGAGAGCAAGCAAAGCTCATAGCGGAGAAAAAAATGACGTTTCAATTATCTAATCGTAGTAAAGGCAGACTAGAGGGAGTAAATCCTCAACTTGTACAAGTAGTAAATGAAGCTATTAAACGTACTAAAATAGACTTTGGTGTTACTTGTGGTATGCGTACTGTAGAGGAACAGGAAAAGTTAGTTGCTAGTGGTGCTTCACAAACCATGAAGAGTAAACACTTAGAAGGTCGTGCAGTTGATCTGGTAGCCTATATTGGTTCTAATATTACATGGAAACTAAATAAGTATGACGAGATTGCTGACGCTATGGCTGAAGCTGCACGTGATCAAGGTATAGCTATTAAGTGGGGTGCAGCTTGGAGTGTAGGTAACATTGCTGAGTGGGATGGTTCTATGGAAGACGCTATGAATAGCTATGTAGACCTGCGTAGATCACAAGGCCGTAGACCATTTATTGATGCACCACATTTTGAAATGATGTAAATGTGTATACCTTTGTACTAATAGTTTATCTTGGCATAGACAGAGAACGTATAGAGGACACAATGGTATTTAATACGATAGAACATTGTAACTACTACGCAAATCAAATAACTAAACGATATAGTACACACGGCATAGCACCAGAAGATAGAGCTATAGCTTATTGCTTACCCAAATATAAGGAACTAAAATAATGGCACGTACACTTACAGAAAAACAACAAGCATTTCTTAATGTACTGTTTGATGGTGCAGGTGGCGATGTAGTACTTGCTAAGAAACTAGCGGGGTATTCAGATACCTACAGTACTAGTGATTTAATCAGAGGCATAAAGGAAGAAGTACTTGAAGCAACTCAAATGTATATGGCAAGGAATGCACCAAAGGCTGCAATGGCTATTGTCGGTGGTCTATATGACCCCACGGAACTGGGCATTAAAGATAAAGTTGCTTCTGCAAAGGAACTACTGGATCGCACTGGATTGGTTAAAACAGAAAAGATGCAAGTAGAGGCAAAGGGTGGCGTTATGTTAATGCCAGCTAAGAATATAGAAGAAGATGATGACTAGGCCACTAGGCAAATGGAAATTACCACAGCCCACTGATGTAAAAGTTGATAATGAATGGGTTGACATTCCCCGAATTTCACGTACAATACCTTTTGGGTATATAGTTGATCCTGAAGATGATAGGATACTAAAACCTATACCCGATGAACTTAATAAGTTAGCACTTGCTAAAAAATATTTAAAGCAATATTCGTATAGAGAAGTTGCTAATTGGTTAAGCGCACATACAGGTAGAAGTATCTCCCATGTAGGGTTAATGAAACGGGTAAAGAATGAGCGAAGCAGAAAACAACAAGCTACAAGCCTACGCAGATGGGCAGAATATGCGAAAACGGCAATCGCCAAAGCGGAAGCCATCGAAAAGAAAAGGCTTGACAGCAAAAAAGACAACGAAGAAAGAGCTACCCCAGCCTAATATAATTGAGCATGACTATATCAAGGAGGTTGAGGAAACCCACAATGTTATCTTTAAGCCGAATGAGGGACCGCAGACTAACTTTCTTGCCGCAGGTGAAAGAGAAGTCCTGTACGGAGGCAGTGCTGGTGGGGGTAAGTCTTACGCTATGCTTGCTGATCCTCTTAGGTACATGGGTAATTCCAGCTTTAGCGGCCTACTATTACGCCACACAACAGAAGAACTAAGAGAACTTATTAGTAAATCGCAAGAAATGTATCCTAAGATTTGGCCCGGTATTAAATGGTCAGAACGTAAGATGCAATGGACTGCACCATCAGGGGCTACTCTATGGATGAGTTATTTAGATAAGGATCAAGATGTTACTAAGTATCAAGGATTGGCCTTTAGCTGGATCGGTTTTGATGAACTTACCCAATGGGCTACACCTTTTGCTTGGAATTATATGAGATCACGTTTAAGATCAGCAGACCCTGAGTTACCTCTTTGTATGAGGGCAACTACAAACCCCGGCGGCAGAGGCCATCATTGGGTTAAGAAAATGTTTATAGACCCCTCACCTGCAGGTAAGTCGTTTATAGCTACAGACATTGAAACAGGTGAGCCACTAAAGTATCCATCTGGTCATGCCAAAGCGGGTAAGCCATTATTTAAACGCAGGTTTATTCCTGCAAGACTAAAAGACAATCCGTACCTGTCGCAACAGGGTGACTATGAAGCAATGCTTTTGTCACTACCAGAGCAACAACGTAGGCAATTACTAGACGGTGATTGGGACATTAAAGAAGGTGCAGCCTTCACTGAGTTTAATAGACACGATCATGTCATTGAGCCTTTTGAAATTCCTAATAATTGGGTTAAATTTAGAGCTTGCGATTACGGTTACGGAAGTTACACAGGAGTCTTATGGTTTGCGGTTAGTCCTGATGAGCAGTTGGTAGTGTACAGAGAGTTGTATGTATCTAAAGTTCTTGCGGTAGACTTAGCAGACATGGTACTTGAGGCAGAGGCTGGTGATGGTAATATGCGGTATGGCGTACTTGACTCGTCACTGTGGCATAAACGTGGTGACACTGGCCCTAGCCTAGCAGAACAAATGATTATGAGGGGCTGTCGCTGGCGTCCATCAGATAGAAGTAAAGGCTCACGTGTAGCTGGTAAGAACGAAATACACAGGCGTTTACAGGTAGATGAGTTTACAGAGGAAGCACGTATGGTATTCTTTAATACCTGTACTGAAACTATCTCACAACTACCTGCCATACCACTGGATAAAAAGAATCCAGAAGATGTAGATACCCATGCTGAAGATCACTTGTATGACGCATTACGTTATGGTATAATGTCTAGGCCACGCTTTAGTATATTTGATTATGACAGTAGAGGTACACCTCAGAATAGTATGCCAATGGCAGACTCAACTTTTGGATATTAAGGAAATATAAATGGACGAAGATAATACATTCATTGAAGACGAATCAATAGTACTAGAAGATAGTGAACAGTCTTCTATAGACGATTATCAAACCAATAACATTATTCCTTATATTGAGGGACGCTTTAAACGTGCAGAAGATTACCGCAATCAAGATGAACAACGCTGGTTAGCTGCATACAGAAACTACCGTGGTATATACGGTCCTGATGTACAATTTACTGAGGCTGAAAAGTCAAGAGTTTTTATTAAGGTTACTAAAACTAAAACACTAGCTGCATATCAGCAGCTTGAGTCTATTATGTTTGCTAACAATAAGTTTCCTTTAACAGTAGACCCTACAGAATTACCAGAGGGTGTAGTGTCAGATGTAAACTTTGATCCTAAAGAACCAGAGCAAATTAAAGAGTCAGAAGAAAACGATCCTGTAACTCCGTATGGATTTAAGGGTGACGGTAAAGAACTGGCTAAAGGTGCTACAAGTAAAACACTAGGTGAAATGCTTGGCTCCTTTACAGATAAACTACGTGGCGTAGATGGTTTAAAGAATGGCACAGGCATGACACCTACCGCTATTACATTTAGTCCAGCTATGGTAGCTGCAAAGAAAATGCAAAAGAAAATACAGGACCAATTAGAAGAGTCTAACGCAAGTAAACATTTACGTAATACTGCATTTGAGATGGCATTATTTGGCACTGGTGTTATGAAGGGTCCATTTGCTGTTGACAAAGAGTACCCTCATTGGAATGAAGATGGTGAGTACAGCCCCACTATTAAAACAGTACCGCAGGTATCTCATGTATCTGTGTGGAACTTTTACCCTGATCCAGATGCAAATAATATGGATGAGGCACAGTATGTAATTGAACGTCATAAAATGTCACGTACACAACTACGTCAACTCAAGAAACGTCCTTTCTTTAGAGACAATGTAATTGATGAAGCAATACAACTTGGTGAGAATTACAATAAAGAATTTTGGGAAGATGATCTATCTGACTATGCACCTGAACATGGCGTAGAACGCTATGAGGTACTAGAGTATTGGGGCATGGTTGATGTAGATTTCTTAGAAGAACAGGGCGTAGACATTCCCTCTGAGCTTAGTGATGTAGATGAACTACAGGCTAATGTTTGGGTTTGTAATGGTAAACTACTACGTATGGTAATTAATCCATTTAAACCTGCCCGTATACCGTATCATGCTGCCCCGTATGAACTCAATCCCTATAGCTTCTTTGGTGTAGGTATCGCTGAAAACATGGACGATACTCAAACACTAATGAACGGTTTTATGCGTATGGCTGTAGACAATGCTGTACTGTCGGGTAACTTACTTATAGAGATTGATGAAACAAACCTAGTTCCCGGTCAAGACTTGTCATTGTATCCCGGCAAAGTCTTTAGGCGTCAAGGTGGCGCACCGGGACAGGCTATTTTTGGTACTAAGTTTCCCAATGTATCAGGAGAAAACCTGCAACTGTTTGATAAGGCACGTGTACTTGCAGACGAAAGCACTGGCTTTCCTAGCTTTGCACATGGGCAAACAGGTGTATCAGGTGTAGGTAGAACTGCATCAGGCATTAGTATGCTTATGGGTGCAGCACAGGGAAGTATTAAGTCTGTAGTTAAGAACATTGATGACTACCTACTACGCCCACTAGGTGAGGGTTTGTTTAGGTTTAACATGCAGTTTGACTTTGACCCTGACATTAAGGGTGACTTAGAAGTTAAGGCACGTGGTACTGAAAGTCTCATGGCTAATGAAGTACGCAGTCAACGTCTTACACAATTTATGCAGATTGCAGCCGCACCATCACTAGCACCCTTTACTAAGTTTGATTATATTATTCGTGAGATTGCAAAGTCTCTTGACCTTGATCCAGACAAAGTAACAAACAATATGAATGAAGCTGCACTGCAAGCAGAAATGATGAAGGGCTTTCAACAGGAACAGCCGCAACCGCCCCAAGGTGGACAACCATCAGTAGACGCATCTGGCGTTGGCGGTGCAACTATAGGTACAGGTGGAGTACCTGCGCCGGGACAACAAGGATTTACAGGAAATGAACAGCAACCTACTCAACAACCTCAAGCCGCTGGTGGTCAACCAGCAGGAATGGGACCAATTCAATAATTATGTTGAGGACTTAATTAAACAACAGCACCGCACTATAGAACAAACAGACGAAAGTATTATAGTTTATAGAGCGCAAGGTGCAATACATACATTACGAAGATTACTTTTATTAAGGGAAGAGGTACTACAGAATGGGTCTACTAAGCAAAGCTCTTAAAACTGCTGTAAAAGCTGCTGATG